CATTTTCAATTCAGCTTCCACCGAATCCCACTCAGCTTTTACAGCATCAATTTCAACTTTAATATCAGTTCTGTTTTGAATTTCATCCGCCGACATAGCTCTATTTTCTTTTTCTGCATTCAGCCTTATTGATTCCATCTTCTCAAACAAGGCTTTTATCTTTTCTTGATATTTATTCATTATCGCTCCTTAAATTTTATAAATCATTCTTAATACAGCATCCTCTTCCCCAATAAAAACATTATTATTCAACGGAATAATTTTGTTTTTATCATTATCGCTCAACGGAGCAATATTTTCTATTTTGGGAATATATTTAAACCCATAATGTTTCATTACGGGAATAAATTTAGCACAAGCAGCCATATCCATTTTTTCAACTATCTCATCGACAAAATTATTCTCTTTTGCCTCGTCCGCGTTATACCAAGTTTCATCATCCAACAATTTTTTAACATCATCTTCGGATTTTTTAGATTTATTTACATAAATACCAACCATAGTGTCACGTATTTTGTCCAACACATCAGCCGATTTGCGCATATCTTTTGCCTCACCCATTGTTAACCCTGACGGATTATGAACCATATACATAGCATTCTCAGCTATAATAACTTTCTTACCGGCTAGAGCTATAATTGACGCAATCGAAGCCGCTATTCCATCAATATACGTGGTAATTTCCGCATCATGATTTTTTAAAGCGTTATAAATAGCATTTCCTTCAAATACACTTCCACCCGGGCTATTAATGTGCAAATCAATCTGTTTATTTTTTATTTCTTTAAGTTCAGAGATAAAATCTTTTGCTGTTTTCCCCCACATCCCTATTTCATCGTATAACCAAATTTCCGAAACATTAGATTTGTTTTTAATATCAAACCAATCCATCTTCCCTTTAGTTTTTCGCATTATCCTTTACCTCCTCGATTTTTTCACAAATGTTTTCAAATTCCTGTTTTGATACTCTTTTAATTTTTGTTTTTTCCCATTTCGATATAACATCTACGATATTTTTACAATTTAATTCATATTTAGATTGAGAAATATAATTCTCCGTAAATTCATCAATATAATTTTCAACAAATATCTTTTTCTCAGATTCGTTCTCTAAATAAATCCCGACATAACTCAGCAATAACGGATTCATTTGATTTTTAATATATTCCGATGTTTCATCATCATAAAATTTCTTCATCCAGTTATTAAATTCTTCGATGTTCCCTTTATCTAACTTATTTTTTATCGCTTTCGAGATAGCTAATATTTCTCGATTAACTATTTTCTGGATAACTGAAGAAAATAATCCACTATACGCTTTTTTTATATCTGGGGCCGCTGTGTTTTTGTCGTTTCCCTGAACAGTTATATTCGGGTTCTCATATTTTTGCCCTTCACCGTTAGGTAATGGGTTCATATTCTCGTAAGCTCTTATTTCATCAGCATTTAACCATTTATTTATCCTGCCTATTGCATAAGAATCATATCTGCTTTTTATATCCCCTCGCAATAAACCATCAACTAAATGTTCAAAAAAATATTTTTTTTGCTCCTTTTCAGATAATAAATTCATATTATACGATTGTTCGAGCCTTACTAACCACGGTCTCAATGCCTTTGAAACATAATCAAGTGCTTGTTGTTCGATATTACTAAATGTCGCTCTATCCATTTCGCCATACATGTGCGGAGGTATGCGGTATATTTTAGTTCCAATTTCGATATTCTGAAATTTACGGCTTTCAAGAAATTGCGCGTCATCTGGCGGAATAGTACTTTTATTAAATTTCATTCCTTCCGACAAAATCATAAGTCTATGAGATTTTGATAGGCCAGTATTCTTCGCGTCAACAGATTTTCTTAAATTATCTAAAGCCGGCGCGGTTAAAGTTTTTGGATGTTCCAAAAAGCCACCCATATTCGTCCCATTCGAGAAAAATCTTTCCCCAAATTCTTCTAATGCCATATTAAGTCCTATTGTTTCCCGTTGCATTGTAATCGGTGAATATCCCATAAGCCCATTAAAACCAAGAGCTGGAGTATGTAATATATTTTTTTTTTGCAATATTATACTCTGTGTATTATCAGGTAATATTATTTTATACACTATTTTTTTAGTATTCGGGTCTCTTAATGGCGTAATTCTATCCGGAGTAATTGGCCATAATGCCACAATTTCACTATCATTAATCAATCCTCCCCCAAATTCTTTCTCTGCATACGCATTCCCCCATCCCACTAGATGAGAGGCATAACATTCGCGGAATGTAAATGATGACATTTCTGGATTTGGGCTATTGTGCATTAGATGATACAAAGGATGGTTAATGGCTCGTTCTTTACCCCCATTAGGTAATCTACGATACAAATGCAGAGGAAGAGACGCGGAATCTTCTGAAAGGATTTTGATACAACACCAAACTACTGCTAATTTCATCGCAGTAGTTTCGTTTACAAGCGCGCCGGATTTGGTTGTAGAGGCAACTCCGCCATAAAACGAACCGCCCGGATAATAACTACGGTCATCTTCTGGCCCGTAAGAAATTCTATTTAAAAAATTGGCCAATTTTTTAAAAACAGGGAATGTCAATCGCACCTCTTTTATAGTTTTCCAGCTTTAAGCCTAGAACCATAAAAGAATAATTACAACATAAAAATGCAAATTTGATGAAAATTCTGTGAAATAAGGCGAAATAAGATGAAATAAGGCGAAATAGCTACAAAATTATTTTTTGTTTATTCTATCCTCTAAAACCGTTTTTTTAATTCTAATCAATCGTTCACTGATATGGACACACTCCATTTCGTTCTTTTCTATCCAATAATAAATCGTCCGTATATCCACATGCAAATATTCGGCAACTTCTTGAGGAGTATATAAATCTTTATCTAATAATTTAATCATAAATACATTAGTACATCTTCTTTTTCATAGATAGATTCTTCTTTTTTGTCAAAAAATATTGCTCGGCGCCAAGCCATTACGTTAGATACCGCGCCGTCAATTCTTTCTGTCGAATGTTCTTTGTCGGGAGACAAATTTTCGTTAGCATCTTTCCTTACCACAAAATTATCCCAATTCCATCTCAAAACAGGATTACCATCATGCAATATTTTGAGATCATTAACATAACTCAAAAAACTCCGCATAGGTTCATTATAACTTTTTCCACCTTGACGGAATTCTATCATCTGGAATCCATCTTCATCCGCAGAAGGATTTAATTCCTCCATAATTTCATCTTTAAATTGTGATGCGTTCCAATTATCATATGCAATATTTTGCAATTTAAACATTTTTGAGAAATCCAAAATATCTTTTTTAATAAATTCGTAATCCGTTCCGCTTCCCGGGGTAGCTTTTATATGCCCTTGACTCTCCCAAATATCGTATCTAACTTTATCTGTCTTCGATCTCTTCAAAATACCTTCTTCAGGGCAATAAAACTTAGTGATAATCCTATGCGGTTCGTCTTTTTCTATCGGAGGAAAAATTAAAGTAAGCGCGTTTAAATCAATCCGTTTAGCTAAATCTAAGCCGCCAACACACGTCCGGCCCCGCAAAAACTCTAAATCTATAACACCTTTGCATTTATCCCATTTATCCATAGGCATCCACCGATATACCTGCTTTATCGGGATATTAAGTCTATATCTCAGAAAATCCTGATATTCAACTGGATTATTTTTTACTTTCTCAAAATCTTCTCTAATTTTATCGATTGTAAATATATAACCTAAACTAGGATTTGTTTTTATCCATACTTTTTCATCTTCAGGCTTATCTTTTTCAGGGTCAGCAATATAAAGTATTGGCAAGAAACTTTCATCATTTGGCTTTTCTCCGCGTTCAATCTGTCCATTAATTAATTTTGCTTTCTCTCGTACCCTCCACCACACAGAATTTATATCCCAAATGCCGGCAGTAGTTATAATTATTATTAATTGTTGTTCCCGCGCATAATCAGTGCCGGACGTCATTACTCGCCACAACTCATCATTAGGCTGGGCGTGAAACTCATCAAACGTAACACATGATGGCGATGAGCCATGTTTGCTTTTAACATCTGACGACAAAACTTGGAACACTCCATTATTTTTAGGATATATTAATCTTTTTAATGATTTCCTTGTTAATATTTTTTTTGATAATATGGTATTATTCTTAACCATTATCGACGCAGGCACATATATTTGGCTTGCTTGGTTTTTATCACAGGCGCACAAAAAAACCTCAGGATTATTCTCTCCATCGGCGCACAACATCGCTAAATCAATTGCGGCCGACAGTTCAGTATTATGTGTAGCGGTTAATCCATCACCAGCTAAAAATAAATTAGATTCTGAATCTACTGCAATACATACAACAGGTACAGATTCTATTGGATTAATTGCAATAACATGTTTATTTTGCGACCTATTTTTTTTATTTATTTTTTCTTTTTGATATTGTAACTTCCTTTGTAATCTGAATACGGGGAAATTTTTATATGGGAAAAAAAATATTCTATATTTCTTTCCACAATACTTATTATATAAATAAGATTCCTCGATTAAAAGTTTCGGTTTCAAACACAAAGTTCTAACTAATTCGATAAAATCATCTTTTAATCTTGGGTTTATAGTCGTAAATTCACATTGTCCGTTTTTACTACAATATCCATCAGTATCCATCAATCCTTGCAATAAAGATATTCTTTGTTTAATAGATGCCCGTAAATATATTTTAGGGATATGTTTATTTTTTTTAATAAGGTTATTAACCCTTAATTTATATCGTAATGATTCTTTCCTCATACTACTATTTCTACCAAATGTCCCTAATATATAAGCCCCGCATCTATTTTTATAATCTTTTAATCTTTTATGGTTAATACCTTCTTTATCAATTTCTTCTAAAATTTGTTTATCAATATCAGAACATGTAAATCTCGAATCATAAGAACTCCCGTCCCCTAACCATGCCCCTAAAGTATACGGAGGTATAGGTAAATTTATATCTTCTTTTATTTGCAATATATCAGCAATTTTTATACTATGATTCCAACCTGCGCTTCCCCTATAATTTAAATATAACCTTTCTTTAATTTGCTTTGTTGTCCATAATAATTTTTTACCTCTGGATGTTCTGCATGTTGTTTGCCATAAATGCTCTCCATCTGCAATAATTTTAGTATCATCAGAAAAAAATACTTCATAGCAATCATGTCCATATAATATACTAGATACCGCAGTAACATTACAAATATTACCCTTTTCATCAAATAATTTATCACCAACCTTTATATCTTTTATTTTTTTCCATCCATTCAGCGTAGGAATTTCCGTATCAATAAAAAGACACTTCCCGTTTTTCTTAGCGACTTCACAATAAACCATTCGATATTGTCGTTTACCATTTTCTCGTAATGTCCCAAAAATTTTTATTACCATATCTTTTTGCCATGGTAATAACTTAAATTGTTTCCCTGCCCATTTCCCCTTAGTATAAGTTAAACTTTCAATAAACGTAATTTTCTTATTAGTTTTATCTAAAGCTAATTTTGAATATTTAATTTTTAATCGTTCAAAATCCTCTTCGGAAGCTAAATTAATTTTATTTTTCAATCGATTATGTCCTCTAATTCGTCTTTATCTTTTT